AAATGCAAGAACACCGTTTAAAGACGGTTAGTCCTATTGTAAATTAAGTATAAACCGTTTACTTATTCGACAAGTAGGCGGTTATTTTTTGATGTATATAATAATAATTAACATCGTAAAAAGTATACGGTTGACTTTTTATTTTCGGTGAATATAATAATAGCAGAGACACCGTTTAATACGGTTAGCCCTTAATTCTGTTATAAAGCCATTAATAAATTAACTGCTTCTGGACAGGAGGCAGTTATTTTTTTATGATTTCATGATAAGTAAGCAATATTAAAAATATTAGCAACAAATCAGTATTCATAATCATCACTCCTTTCAATTGGAGTGGCTAACCGCCTTTTCGGACAATCTCTGCAAAGGCTATTTTACAAACTAACAAAAACAAATTCAATATTGAGGAACTGGATAATCTCGTTAAAACAGTTCATTAGTGCAGCTAACACTTAAAAGAAGCTAATTTGAGGAACTACCTCGTTAAAAAAAGGAGATAAAATGGAAACACAAGAAGAATCTAAAGTTATTGAAACAAATCCTGAAAAAGAAAATGTAGTTCAAGAAACTACCGAAAAAGAAGACCATTTTGACTATAAAAAAGCCAGAGAAGAAAGAATTACACGAAGTACCGAAAGAAGAATTTTAAAGGAACTCGGTGAAGATTCTTTTGAATCGATTAAAGGCAAACTTCAAGAAGCTTTAAATATTAAAGCAGAGCTTGAAAAGGAAAGAATAAATGGTCAGAAACTTAAAATATTAGAATCAGGTTTTGATAACAAATATTTAGATTTTATAGTTTACGAGATTAATAAAACTAGAGGGGAAGAATCTTTTGATGATTGCTTAACTAAGTTCAAGGAAAATAACAAACAATATCTTAAACGAAATAAAATAATAAATACTTCTCCGAATTTAGAAAGCAATAATAAATCAACAGACGCTCATCTTCGGATGAACGATTTTCTTTCTAGGAGAATAACCAAAATTTAACAAAAGAGGTAATTAAAATGGCAGATATTATTGATAGGTCGGCTGCGCAGTCGTTGATTCCTCCTGAATTAGTACATGAGATAATTCAAGGTGCAACGAAATATTCAGTCGCTTTACAGATATTTAAAAGAGGGCGCAATATGTTAAGAGATGAGGTTTTAATGCCTGCTCTTTCGATGCTCCCTGAAGGTGGATGGTTAAATTCAGATAATGCTATTAAGCCATTGACTGACCAAGCGTGGGAAATGGTCGAGATGTACGCGGAAGAATATGCAGCTCGTGTAATCATTCCGGATAACGTACGTGAAGACGCTGTTTTTGACATGTGGGGAGAAATACTCCCAAGGCTTCAAGAACACTATGGTAAAGCTTTTGACCAAGCTGTGTTTATGGGTGTTAACAAACCTAGAAGATTCAGAGCAGACCTTGTTACTGCGTGTTATCAAGCAGGTGCTGTAGTTCAGAGCACGACAAATATAAACAACGATATTAACAATGCTTTATCATTGGTTGAACAAAGTGGATATGACCCGACTGCGTTAGTAGCAGGCGTTGGTATGAAAGCTAAGTTCAGAATGAATTTAGATGGTGTCGGAAGACCATTGTATTTACCATTCATTGAACAATTGAATAAATATTATTTAGACAATGGTGCGTGGGATGATAACAAAGCATTAATGATAGTCGGTGACTTTAGCCAGGCTATGTATTCAGTACGTGAAGACATGACAGTTAAAATTTCGGCAGATGCTGCTACAAACTATGGTGGAACACTTCACTCTATGTTTGATGAAGACTCTCAAGTCATGCGTGCTAAATGGAGAATTGGTTTTGCTATACCGAATCCGATTAATATCCTTAACCAGACGAATTCGAGATTCCCATTTGCAATTATTGTAAATTCTGAACAGGGGCATCAACCGACTATGTATACCGTAACATTTACAGCAACTGACAGTAATAGTGACCCTGTACAAGGTGTAACTGTTAAGTTTGCAGGCTCTAATATCAAAACTGATAGTAATGGACAAGCTGTATTTAAATCTCAAGGTAATCAAGAATATATTTACCAGATAAGATACAAGAACCAGTTAATCAAGAATGGTTCTGTGGCTATTGAATCTTCAGATGTTAGTGTACCTGTAACAATTAACTGAGGCTGGTATGTCAGAAGTTTATAACTCAAGCCATACAGGCCCCGCTATAGATGATAAAGTCCAGAGCTTGATTGACTGGGGTAATATTTATGAAGGAAAGTTAACACCAGGGCTTCTTGATAAAAACAATACCGGCCCTATTGACCAAGGAATACCAAGATGGATTTTTGATTGCAATGAAGAATACAATTGGATGAGATATTCCGTTATTGGGAATATTTGTTTTTTAACTTTCCATCTTAAAATAAAAGTAACTCAAGCCTTACAGCTTATAGAAAACAATTGCTATGCAGCTTTAAATGGCTTACCATTTACTAGTTTGCATGACACTGCTTTTTCAGTTTATGAATTAGGTGGTACAATCATTAATCATGATGGTGGCTCACTTACCCCGGATACTGTTTTAACAGTTCAAGGAGGTTCAAATTGTATAAGACTTGAAAATCATCAGGGAATAGTTAATACAACGTGGAAACAAACTAATGAGTCTAGTACAAGGGATATTGATAAATTTGCTTGGGTAGGCGGTTCGGGCTTTTACTTTATACAAAGATAAGGTGGTATTATGTTTATAGATTACTCTTATTATTTAAATGAATATGGCGGGAGTTTAACTTCAGATGAATTTCAAAAGTCAGCATTTAAAGCTTGCAGTTATATTTCGGCTAATACTATGGATAGAGTAGATGACTATAAAATAACTTTATTGCCTGAAAAACTTATTGAGCAAGTAAAGAAATGTGCTTGCGCATTATCTGAATATTTTGATAAATTTGAGAAAATAATTAATAACTCTCTCAATATCGCTTCGGGAGAGAGTAAAGGCAATATCAGAAGCGAACAAGCAGGGCAAGTTTCTGTTTCTTATGGAGACAGTAGTAGTTTTACTAAAGATTATTTAAATCCTAACTACAGAGATTTGCTCTTGAAATCAGTATTAAACACATATCTATATCCAATGGAAATAAATGGTAAAATATGGAATCTAACTTCTAAAGTTATTTCTAACAGATGTAGAAGTTGTAGTTTAATATAATCAAACTTTTAATTAACGAGCATTGCCATTTCGGTAATGCTTAATTTTTTTATATAAAGAGAGGTAATTATAATGGGAACACCGGCAGAACATCGTTCCTTACTCGCGCATTTAATAAACGTAAGAATTCCATATAGTTATGAAAATCCAAGATTTGTTTTAATGTGCGAAGGAATAACAGAACTCACAGAAGAATTA